ACCATCTTCGGGGATTTCGTTGTTGATACTACAACAACTCCAGGCATTGCAGTCGTTCGCTTAAATCAAAACGCAGATTTAGATTACGGTCTTATTACCGACAATGTTTTTGAGTACAACTCAATCGATTACGGGAGCATCTGATGGCAGCAAGAGTCAAACTGAGGAGAGGCACTTCCACTCAACATAATACCTTTACTGGCGCTGAAGCGGAGATTACCGTAGACACTACAAACAATACGATAAGAGTGCATGATGGTTCGACTGCTGGTGGTCACGAATTGTTAAAGAACACTCTAGCAAACATTAAAGACGGTGCCATTCTTGATGGTGGAACATATACCTAAATAGGATGGGATTAGGAGATAAACATGGCAACGATTTTACAACTTAGAAGAGGGACTACTGTTCAGCACTCAACCTTTACAGGTGCTGTTGGTGAAGTCACTGTTGACACAACAAAAGATACAGTTGTTGTCCATGATGGTACTACCGCTGGTGGTAAACCTCTGGCAACCGAAGCGTATGTTACTTCGGCAATTCAGACTAAAGATAACAGCGACGAGATTACAGAAGGTTCAACGAACCTCTACTTCACAAATACAAGAGCAAGAGATGCATTTAGCGCAAGCACAGGTATTAGTATTACTAGTGGCGCAATTTCATCCACCATTACTCAATATACAGATGCTCTTGCCCGTGGTGCTATATCTGTAACTGACTCTGGTGGTGATGGTTCACTAGCATATAACAGTTCGACGGGTGTAATTACTTATACTGGTCCAAGTGCAACAGATGTTCGCGCTCATATCAGCGCTGGAACTGGTGTTACTATTACCAGCGGTCAAATTGCTATTGGTCAGGCAGTTGGAACTGGATCTAACGTTACATTTAATGATTTAACTGTTAGTGGCAATCTTACTGTTTCCGGAACTACCACTACAGTAAATACCGAAACAATCAATCTTGCTGATAATATCATTACACTGAATAGCAATGAAACCAGTGCTCCTTCTCAGAATGCTGGTATCGAGGTCGAACGTGGCACCTCTACTAATGTTGTTTTTCGCTGGAATGAAACTACCGATGTTTGGGAATATACAGTAGACGGAACTAACTATATTCCAGTTGTTGGTACTACTGCAACGCAAACTCTTACAAACAAGACACTTACTAGTCCAACACTAACGACACCAACACTTGGTGTTGCATCTGCCACATCTGTCAACAAGGTTACTATCACTGCTCCAGCAACTGGTTCTACGTTAACAATCGCTGATGGTAAAACATTAACAGCGTCAAACACGCTAACATTTACTGGTACGGATTCTTCATCGGTTGCTTTCGGCGCTGGCGGTACAGTTCTCTATTCAGGGGGCGCTCTTGGCACTCCATCTTCCGGTACATTAACAAATGCTACTGGTCTACCAGTTAGCGGTATTACTGCTTCCACTTCCGCCGCATTGGGTGTTGGTAGTGTTGAATTAGGGCACGCTACTGATACTACTTTATCTCGTTCATCTGCAGGTGTTCTTGCTGTTGAAGGTGTGGTTGTTCCAACTGTATCTTCTACCAATACCTTAACAAATAAAACAATCAGCGGTGCATCAAATACCCTATCGAATATTGGTAACTCGTCACTAACAAATAGCAGCATCACTTTAGCAGGAACTGCAGTTTCTCTAGGTGGTTCATTTACCGCAACAAATATGCTTGATGCAATCAAAACAGTTGACGGTGCTGGTTCAGGTCTAGATGCGGATCTTCTCGATGGAAACTCGAGCGCATATTTCCGCATTAATGTTTACAATGCAGCAGGGACTCTATTGAATTAATATGACAACGGTGATTCAATTAAAAAGAAGCGAAACTGCTAATGCTGTTCCCACTGCAGGGCAAATTGCAGTCGGAGAACTTGCAGTAAACTTAGCAGACGGAACACTATACTCTAAAAAAACCGATGGAAGTATTATTGAAGTGGGTGGATATAATCCAGATTTCTTTACTATTCCAGGAACAATCGATCTGGGTGATCTCGCAGGGGTAAATCCTACAGTGTATGACATGGGTGCATTATAAATAGTCCCAAAGAGGACAAGATATGGCAATTTCTTCAAGACAAGGTTTAATAGATTACTGCTTGCGCAGACTTGGGTTTCCAGTAATCGAAATTAATGTGGACGATGATCAAGTAGAAGATCGCATCGATGACGCATTACAGTATTTTCAAGAGTATCATTTCGACGGTGTTGAAAGACTCTATCTCACACACAAAGTTACCACCGCAGAACTGAAATTTTCAGGATTGTCTACACCCTCGTTCGAAAACAACGAGATGTTAGTCGGCAATACTTCAGGTGCGACATGTATCTTATATACAATATCTGGAACTACTGCGAGAATAACTAACGTAAAGGGTGCGTTCACAGCAGGTGAAACTGTTACTGGTTCTACCTCAGGATTCAGTAGAGCAATCGCATCCACAAGTTTCTATACTCCAGGAGATATTCAAAACGGTTATCTCCCGCTCCCTGATTCGGTAATCGGTGTTATCCGTGTTCTACCAGTCAATGGTCCAAGTTCTGGTATGAACAATCGCAACAACATGTTCGATCTTATCTATCAATTCCGCTTAAATGACATGTATAATCTGCTGTCTGCTGACATGGTTTATTACACGCAAGTCCAACAGCATCTATCAATGCTCGACATGCTTCTAGTCGGCGATCGTTCATTCAAATACAATCGTAAAATGGACAAGATGTATATCGACATGAATTGGGAAGAGGTATTAAATCCTGATGACTTTATTGTCATTGAGTGCTATCGTATCTTAGATCCTTCGACATACACACAAGTCTACGATGACATGTTCCTCAAGCGTTATGCTACTGCACTGATCAAACGTCAGTGGGGCGAGAACATGAAGAAGTTTGGTGGTATCCAACTTCCTGGGGGTGTCATTCTAAACGGTAGAGAGATCTACGAAGAAGCAGTCGAAGAAATAACGACAATCGAGAACGAAATGCAATTGAAGTCAGAGTTGCCTGTCGATTTCATGGTTGGATAAGACATGCCAACGAACTTCTATTTTCAATCTGGTAATACATCTGGAACCACAAACGAACAACGTTTGGTGGAAGATCTTGTCATTGAAAGTTTGAAGATCTACGGTCACGATGTTTATTATCTTCCAAAACAAACAGGTAATTTGGACGGTATCCTAGGCGAAGATGCACTTCAGTATTTTGATCAAGCATATCCTCTCGAAATGTATCTTGAGAACGTTCAAGGTTTCGAAGGCGAAGGCGAACTGTTCACAAAGTTCGGATTTGAATTTAGATCTTCGGCAACCTTCGTTGTTGCCAAAAGACGTTGGGAAGAGGGTGTTGCTCAGAATGCGACATTAGAATTACCTGGAAGACCAGCAGAAGGCGATCTACTTTACTTCTCGAAAACCAAAACATTTTTCGTGATCAAGTATGTTGACTTCTTAAATCCATTCTATCAACTCGGCAAGATTTATACATACAAACTGCAATGTGATGTCTTCGAATTCAGTTCGGAAAGAATTGATACAGGAATCGAAGAAATCGATTCTCTAACAGACAAATCAAATCAAGATGTTTACAGATTCCAACTGCTTCAACAGTCAGGGGACTTTGTTCTAAACTCCAGTGATGATTCAATTATCCTCGAGGTATATGCATCCGCAGACACAGATCCACAATCAGATAATGATGAATTCGAGGAAGAAGCAGAAGGTATTCTAGACTTCAGCGCATTCAATCCATTCGGTGAGGTACAGAAAAGAGCATAATGTTTTTACGTCAACACTTTTATCATCAACACATCAGAAAAGCAATTATTGCTTTCGGCACAATTTTCAATCAGATTTCAGTTAAGAGATACAATTCTGATCAGGAAGTCGTGCAATCTGTTCGTGTTCCTTTGGCATATTCACCAAAAAATAAATTTCTCGCTCGTATTGCAGAAGTTCCAACAACGACTACACAGGCAACGGCAATTATACTACCGCGAATGGGGTTTGAGATAACAGGATTGCAATACAATCCTGCGAGAAAGATTAACTTGCTAACTAAGAACGTAGCAATCGGTCAAGGCGATGACCCTAACATGCTTCGAACTCAATTCACAAGCACACCATACGACATGAATATTTCACTGTATGCAATGGCAAAGAATCAGGATGATGGGTTACAGATTATTGAACAAATAATTCCGTTCTTCAATCCTGACTTCTGTGTTACCATAACTGACATTCCCGCAATGGGAATTAAGAGAGATCTTCAGATAGTTCTTGATTCTATCAATTATGAAGATGATTATGCTGGCGATTACATGCAAAGACGTTCGATTGTTTGGACGCTAAACTTTACGCTTGGATTAAACCTATATGGTCCAGTCGAGGAGCAAGGGATTATCCGAAAAGCAATCGCGAATACATATACGGATATTGAAAAACCTACGTATGAGCAAAAATATCAAGTAACAACAAATCCAGGTACTGCTGCAGTAACTGATGACTGGGATTATGTGGAGCAATTCGATGAATTTTTCGAACAAGGGTAACTATCAAGATCTTGACGATCTTTTTGGAACTGAAACAACAAAGATCCCAGAACCAGTTGAAGTAATTGAAGTGGAAACTCTTCCGGCAACTACGACTGCATCTGCAGTTCCAGCAGTCATCGAATCCACTGGTAATGACATTGAAGATGATTATAATGTTGCTCGCAATAAACTAAATGAATTGATTGACACAAGTCAACGAGCATTGGAAGGTATGTTAAACGTTGCGCTTGCAAGCGACAGTCCTCGTGCCTATGAAGTCGTTGGACAGTTGATCAAAACAACTGGTGATACTGCTAAAGATCTTATGGATCTTCAGGCGAGAAAGAAAAAAGTTCTTCAGGATGATAGCAAGAAAACTCAGCAAATCGACACGCAGAATAACATTATCTTTTCCGGAAGCACCCAAGATTTACTCAAAGCATTGAAAGCAGAGAAAGCAAAAGTTATAGAACATGATAGTTGAGGAATCCTCGTATCACGGTAATATTAATTTAAAACCGATTGGATACAAACACAATTTTACTCCGGAGCAATTGACAGAACTCGCGTTGTGCGAGGAAGATCCAATTTACTTCATTGAGAATTATTGCATGATCGTGTCGCTCGACGAAGGTCTCATTCCATTCAAACTCTATGACTGCCAGAAGCGCAAAGTCCACCATATTCTAGACAATCGTAAAGCGATTCTCATGGAAGGTCGTCAGCAAGGTAAGACTATCACATCTGCTGCTTGTATCCTGTGGTACACACTGTTTCAAGATGCAAAAACTGTTGCTATTCTTGCGAACAAGACTTCTGCTGCACGCGAAGTCATGAATCGCTATCAAGGTATGTTCGAGAACTTGCCTCTCTGGATGCAGCAGGGTGTAAAGACTTGGAACAAGGGCGACGTTGAATTAGAAAACGGATCCAAGGTCTTCACTGCTGCTACGACTGCCTCTGGTATTCGTGGTAAGTCTGTTAACTGGTTGTATATCGACGAAGCAGCGATTATTCCAAACACGGTTGCCGAGCAGTTCTTCGCCTCAGTTTATCCTACAATTTCTGCTGGTCAAACAACCAAGATTCTATTGACATCAACACCTCTGGGGTATAACCACTTCTGGAAATTCTGGAATGAAGCAGAAAAAGGTGTCAATGGTTTCAAACCCATGTTCATCCCATACACTGAAATTCCTGGGCGTGATGAAGAGTGGGCAGAAGAGCAACTCAAGATGCTCGGCGAGTTGAAATTCAACCAAGAAGTTCTCTGTAATTTCCTTGGTTCGAGCAACACCCTTGTGAATGCACATACTCTTGGAGCGATGAGTTCTATTGACCCTATATACATGAAGGATGGTCTAGATATCTTCGAGGATCCGATCCCAGAGCATACTTATGTTATGGGTGTTGATACTGCAAGAGGTATAGGTGGTGATTATTCTGCATTTACTGTAGTTGATGCTACCTCTGTTCCTTATAAACTAGTCGCTAAATACCGCAACAATAAAATACCACCGATGTTATATCCTAACATTGTAAACAAAGTGGCAAGAGATTTTAATAATGCATATGTAATGATTGAAATTAACGATATCGGTCAACAAGTCGCCGATATTTTACATGCAGAATTAGAATATGATAATATTTTAACAACATCTAAAGATACAAATAAACAATATCTTTCTCCAGGATTTGGTAGAGCAACCCAAATGGGTGTTCGAATGACTAAGCAAGTTAAAAGGCAAGGTTGTTTCACACTCAAGTCTCTGATGGAAGAAAAGAAGTTACTTATTTTTGATGCAGATACCATCTCAGAGTTCTCCACCTTCATCGAAAAGATGGGAACTTGGATGGCAGATGAAGGTTATTTTGATGACTTGGTGATGAGTTTAGTTATGTTTGCATGGGTAACCAGCAATACATATTTCACAGATCTGACAGATATTGACATTAGAAAAAAGTTATATGATGGTCAGATGAAACAGATAGAAGAAGAACTGACACCATTTGGTATAATAATGAATGGCACTGAAGAAGAAGTTTTTGTTGATAGTGGAGACTTATGGTCTGTTGATACTACACCCACCAAGCGTGGATGGATGTAAAGTAGACATATTATAAATAAGTTTATAACAAAAAAGACAGTGGTTTTTGTCAGTTTTATTACACAAGGAGAAGAAAATGGCATTTCAATTATCGCCAGGAGTCCTAGTTACTGAAAAGGATCTAACTAACGTCGTACCAGCAGTCTCAAGTTCTGCTGGTGGATACGTTGGTTACTTCCTCTGGGGACCTGTAAACGAAATTCAAACAGTTTCGTCAGAAAACCAACTCGTCCGCGAGTTTGGTAAACCAACAAGCACTACTACAGTGCACTTCCACACTGCTGCTAACTTTCTTGGTTACGGCAACAACCTGCAACTAGTTCGCACAGTCGGCACAGCAGCAAGAAACGCTGTTGCTTCTGGCACAGCAGTTGCAATTAATAACCAAGATGTTTATGACGCATCTTATGCTAATGGTGAAGGATCAGTTGGTCCAGTTGCTGCTAAGTATCCAGGTACTGTTGGTAACTCGCTTAAGATTAGCATCTGTGATGGTGCGAATTTCGACGGGTGGGAATACGAAACACAGTTTGATGGCACACCATCAACCTCAACTTTCGCAACATCAAAGGGTGCATCGGGCGACGAAGTTCACGTAATCGTGGTCGACGAAGATGGCGCATTCAGCGGAACTGCAGGAACAGTTCTAGAAAAGTTCCCATTCCTCTCGGTTGCGTCTGACGCAAAATCGAGCGATGGTGCTTCTATCTACTATAAGAACGTAATTAACGCCCAATCAAAGTATGTGTGGTGGATGGATCACCCAACACAAGCAGCAGATGAAGATCTTGCATGGGGTGCTGCTGCATCGGCAGGTGTTTATCACACTCTCGCTGCTGCAACAGACGATTCACTAGGCGGTGGTGTTGACGCAGCACCTGCTTCGGGCGACCTCAACGTTGGTTACGATCTGTTCGCCAATAAGGAACTAGTTGATGTTTCGCTTCTTCTGACTGGCGGTCATGCTGTTGCTGTTGCTCAGCATGTTATTGATAACGTTGTTCTAGATCGTCTTGACTGTGTTGCGTTCCTTTCACCACCTCTTGCAGCAGTGCAAAATAATGCTGGTGATGAAGCGGACGATATCGTAACATACAGAAACACAACTCTTGATCGGTCGACTTCATACGCTGTTATGGATTCAGGTTGGAAAGTTCAATACGACAAGTATAATGACATCTATGTTAACATTCCTCTGAATGCTGACACTGCAGGTCTTTGTGCTCGTACTGATCAAACCAATGACCCATGGTGGTCACCTGCTGGTTTCAATCGTGGCGCAATTAAGAACTGCGTGAAACTTCTGTTCTCACCAAACCAAACAGATCGTGATACTCTTTACAAGAATGGCATCAACCCAGTTGTGTCGTTCCCAGGACAGGGCGTTGTTCTTTATGGTGACAAGACGCTTCTTGCAAAACCATCGGCATTCGATCGTATCAATGTTCGTCGTCTATTCATCGTTCTCGAGAAGGCAATCGCAACTGCTGCTAAGTTCCAGTTGTTCGAATTCAACGATGTCTTCACTCGTGCACAGTTCAAGTCACTAGTTGAACCATTCCTCCGCGATGTTCGTGGTCGCCGTGGTATCTATGACTTCCGTGTTGTGTGTGACGAATCAAATAACACTGGCGAAGTAATTGACCGCAATGAGTTTGTTGCAGATATCTACATCAAACCTGCTAAGTC